GTTTGAGAGTACCCAAGCAAGGCTTCAGCGCATCTTTTTTCAAGTATTTCAGTTTTCATACGAGTAGCCTAGCATGATAAAAAAGTTGCGTAAATTAGGGAAAACCCCTATGTAAATTCAGGAATCTGTGTGGCACATTATCGGTGTGGGCAAACAGTAACCCACGTTTAACAGGAGTAAATATGCCAGTTCTTAATGGAAAAAAGGTCGTTGACCTAGAGATAGATGGAGTAGATAGCACAGATTTCCCAGACTTCTCTGATGCCTACTTCTCAAGTGGATGCTACGAAGATGGAACACCATTGACAGAAGATGAGTTAAACAAGCTCACCGATCTGGCGGGTGATGTTCTATGGGAAATGTGTTACGAAAGCCTCACATGAAAACAGTATTTGTACAGTATTCTGAACATTTTTCAGACATCCACTACTGCCCCTATTGCCTGGCAATCAAGGGAAATAAAATAGTCTGTTGCCAAGAAACAGACTTCATCGAGTTCAAGGATTTAGACCTTGACCAACAAAAAGAGATTATTCAACAAGAGTTAGATGAAAATCAAAGGAGTTAATATGTCAATAGAAGCGTTACTGAAAAAAGATGTCAATTCTCATACAGAGAAGAAAAACAACCTGACCTACCTATCATGGGCTTGGGCATGGCAAGAGGCTCTCAAAGCTGATCCTACCGCCACCTATAAGGTAGAAATGTTTGGCGACAAGTGTTTCATGGAAATCAATGGTACGGCAATGGTGTTTGTTACCGCTACCATGTTTGGCAAACCAATGACCTGCCAACTTCCTGTGATGGATTATCGAAACAAAGCCATCCCTAATCCAGATGCTTTTGCGGTCAATACGGCAATCATGCGTTGCATGACCAAAGCCCTGGCACTACATGGACTTGGGTTGTACATTTTTGCTGGTGAAGACTTGCCCGAAGAGGGCAGATCAGTCGTTATCACCCCTACTCAGGGTGCAATGGATAATATTCCTCAAGAGGAATTACAGTACTTGCAAGAGATGGCAATGGAGTTAATTGCCATGTGTGAGCAAGGTGATCCCAAGTTAGCTTGGGAAAGGCTAGAGGGAGAGAACCTAGATGCTGAACAAAAAATAGCATTGTGGACACTCCTACCAAGTAAAGTAAGAGCAGCTTTGAAAAGGGCTAAGGAAATTTAATATGGACAATAAACAAAATCAGCGGGACAACTCAGGTGTCTTGTTCAAATCCGACAAAATTGAAAACGAAAGGTCTCCTCAGTACAAGGGAAATATTACAGTAGATGGCAAAGACTACTGGATTTCTGCTTGGATAAAAGAGGGTAAATCAGGCAAGTTTATGGGCTTGGCAGTATCGCCAAAGGAAGAATACAAACCCAAGCCTTCTGAGCGTTCCAAAACAACTGGCTTTGATGACGAATCTATGCCATTTTGAGTTAATATAAACCCGAGGGGAGAGCTGTGCAAAGGATTTTCCTAGCTTGCAGACGAGCAGTTTTCCCCTCACCTAATAGGAGTTAATGATGATTTTTGACAACATGAAAGAATCAATGGAAAGATTCTTTGGTACGCCAGCGTTTAAACTGGCTAGAAGAGAAGACCCTGTAACGAGCCATCAAGCGGCTCAAGCAGTTGACACTACCAAGCTAGAAACAATGGTCTATGAGGCCATTAAAGGCTATCCAGAGGGGTGTATCTCAGACGACATCCTTGGTATGTTCCCAAACTACCCATATTCCTCAATAACAGCAAGGTATCGTGCTTTGTTAGACAAGGGATTTATTGAAGTGTCGGGTGTCAAACGTGGCAAGTTTGGCAGAAATCAGAGAATTATGAGGGCTAAATAATGCTAGAAAAACCACCGCATTCCAAGATTAGTTACCCATCGGTAGCAACAAAAGACTTCAAATGGGAATCAGGATCAGATGTCCAAGCCCTTTGGAGAAAGCATGGATGGACTCCACCCTCAGAGAATATGATTCCACCACCACCGCCACCTGAGAAGTATCAAGAGCCTTTAAGGAGAGTGCGGTAGTTACTTAGCCAACAGATAAAGCCCCACATTGCTAAAGGCGTACCCTGCGTACACAATAGCCATGTAGGGGTTTTCTTTGTATAGCTGCTCACCCGCAATATAGGCATAGATTGCCCCCGTCAAGATGATTAGCCAGGCACTCAAAATGCACCTACATCAATCACTTCGCCTCTAAACTGAACCATATCCTCATCAAATTTATGGACGAGTTCAGGCCATAAAAGCTGACCATTGAAGAAGTTTAGCACAGCAAAACCTGATCTGTGGTTGTTTGGATTTATCTCAGCATAGGTAAATTGCGGCCCATCAGTCTCAGCCAAAGTTCCTGTATCTACACCATACCGAACCCCGTTATAGTCGCTAAAAGGGGTTACTTTTAGGCTATGCAGATGCCCCGTGACCACCGAAACGCCCGCATTGACAGTATTGTTGTGTGTGGCATGGACTCCACTCTTGTATCGGTGCTTGATAATGACGTTATCAGTAGGCCATACTGCCCAACAGAAGTCCCAATCTGGGATATGGTCTGTCAGCTTGAAGCCTTGAACTTCTTTGAATTGGGGTGCGTGTTGGGCTAATCTATTGCCAAACCGAATATCATGGTTTCCCCATGTAAACAGTAGCCTTACATTGTGTCTGGCTGTTTTGGCTACTTCCTCAATCTCACCTAGCGCACCCTGACAAGCCTTTAGTTCTTGAACAACAGAAGTCTGTGGTTGGTCAGTTATATCATGGCGAGATATAGAAGCCCCATCAAAAGCATCCCCGTTACAGATTATCGCCTTGGGTTTGAACTGCTGTATAGCCCATAGAAGCCCTTTAAACGCTGTTGTACGCTGACTTGGGATGAAGTGAGCATCTGAGAAGACAATCACAGTCCCGTCTAGGATGCCAAGGTCTATTTGTTTTAAAGGGGAGAAGGATTGGGGTCTGTTTTTGTTATACAAAGAGCCTCTATGGTCTTTGGCATTGAGGGTCATGTTGTATTGTTTTTCAATCCACCTTCTACGCAAATGGGCGGCTCTGGTGTTAATTCCAAGATGTTCAGCTATTCTTGTGGCAGATTGAAGTTGACCCCATAACTGGATGAATTCTGTATCTGTACACGTTTCATTATGAGCGCCCATTGGAATCCTTAGACAATAACTTTTCTAAAAGGTTAATGACTCTATGCTCTTGCATTTCTACCTCATCTTGAGAGGATTTAGGGTCTTGAGCCACAGTCATCAAATCGTGTAGGAATACATGAAGTAACTCATGTAAAGCAGTCTGATCCAAAGATTCTGGTGTGATCTTCTCAGCACCAAAGTCACCTAACCTGTAAGTAGCCAATCGAGCCTGAGTATTAAACTCAACAGAAGCCATAGCCGCCTTTGCCGCCTTACTTCCCTTCTCTATTCTCCAATCACCCAAACTCAGCACTTGTTGCCACTTTTTGACACTTTGTGCGAACAGTTGTGCTTGTTCTGGCGTAGGAATGTTAGGCATTTCAACACCTTATAGCGTTATTATGACATTTTGGTTTAAGTCATGTCTAAACCAACGGCTTTGACTTCTGCAACCCTTCTTTCCCATCCTTTGCCAAAAGTCGGCCATGTTGGTAAATCTTTTAAAAAAGATAAACGCTTATCGTTGTAGTCTTTGACAAGTTGATTGACATCTATGTTGTCAACAGCTTGCAAAGTCTTAGGGCCAATACCGCCATCAGGCTCGACACCAACAACCGCCTGAAGCCATTTGGCAGCCCTACTTGGGCCAGAGTTAATGGCGGCATCAAACACGCAATAATCTACTCCTGTAGGCAGATCATCACCTTTGATCTTGTCCCAATATTTGGCTTTGTACATTGGAGCAATAATCTCTGGGGTAAGACCTCGCATGGTCTTTTCATCAACCTCATGCCCCACCCATTCTTCCCAAACCCGTTTAGTCACGCCAAGGTTTGTCATGCCGCCTGGGTCTGATGGATGGTTTACATAGCCACCTTCATGGTGCAAAACTGCTTTCAAACAAGATTCAAAGTTCTCTTTCATTTTTTCACCCTGTCAGCAATTTTTTCCATAGTCCTACCACCAAAGTAGAACGACATGACCAACATTCCCCATTGACCTAACAACTCTACATAAGCACCACGAGTTTCGAATTCAAAAATGGAGGCAATGGCAAAGCCAGAATAGGCTACCAAAAGGAATATAAGGGTCATAGGGCGTATATTCTTGGATAACCAAGAGTCACTAGCCATATCCGCTTCAACTCGCCTAGTGACGTTTTCTTGCTCTACTTCAAACAGTTTAGTTTCGTTAGCCATCCTTGCTAATTCGCCATCCTGTGCCATTTTTGCAAGGTCAAGTTGAGCCTTTGCTTTTGCCTCTGGGTCAGGAATAAGTTTGTCAATGAGCTTGCCGCCCACTTGTAAAAGTGCGTCTAGTCCTAGCATTTGTTTTCCTTTTTAGTGTCTTCATTTTGCATGAGTTTGATACCACTCAGGAATCCAATCATGCCTCCGATAAGAGTAGAAAAAGCGGGTGAAATCATCTTGAATATCTCTGCGTTGTCCACTTCTTTGGCCCAAAGGCCAAGCATAAAGCTGACCACCATAGCCAAAACAGAGATGCACAGGGTCGCACTTACCATGAGTGTCACCCAAAGGGTTAGTTTGTCTTTCACTTCTATCTGCGGTTTTGTTGGTTTCTTGGTCATACATAAATATCCAGTTTGCGGTTTTGAAATATCTCCATTCGGAGTCGCTCTTGAACTACCTTTTTTGTATAAATCTCAAACTCTAAGTCTTGTAATTGAGCCTGTTTTAGCTTGGCTATCTCATTTACCTTGTTCATTTCATGCTGTTTTTCTAGCTTCACTTGAGCAAGGTCATGTCTATCTGGATAACCAGAAGGTTGAACAGTCGGAAATAGCTTGATGGTATCTATCACTTCTTTTCCCTCTCAAGTGCGTCTTTGTACCCGTGAATAACTTTAGTTCTGAGTTCTGCTGAATCTGCTGTGCCAGCCCACTCTGATAGATTGTTCCAAATGACTGTTAAATCTTGACTTCTGCAAAACCTCACATTGTTTGTCAGCCACATAGACATCTGCTGATGGCGCTCGGATGGGTTGTGAATTGTCCAAGCAATTGAGTAAAACTCTCGCACATGGCAGCCATCTTTTGCTGTAGAGTGAAGAGAGAGAATTAAAACAAGTGCTATTAGCCATTTCACGGGTACGCCCAGATAATGATGTAACTACAGAAAACGACAAAAGCAGAAATACAGGCTGCGGCAATAAATGCAAACAGCCAGTCTTTCATTTTTAGTACGACAGAGGAATTTTATTCCTCATCGCTTCCATTAACAAAGCAGTCAAGTCTCTAGTTGCACGACCTGTTTTCTCTTCATTACCTTGTTCTTGTGCCGCTATTGATTGACCCATTAAAGATTTCAACTCTTGATTGAAAATTGCTTGTCGTTGTTTATCAATAGCAGTTGTTGGCTCTGGTGGTGTAGGCGTTAAAAGCTCTGGTGGCATTTCGTATTTAGACACTTCTGATGGTTCTCCACCAAGTTCAGGTGGCATAGAAAATTGTGTAGGCACTTCAGTAGGTTGTTGTACTGCTTGCTCTGTGGGAGCAGAAACAACACCACCAGTAACCAATGGACGTAAATCATCAAGTGATTTAGCCGACAACATCATTGCACGACCCGCTGAAGTATCAAATATAGTGCGAGATAAAGCCTCTATAGCCTTATTAACAGGAACAGCCGCAATAGCCGCACCTGGCGCACCACCAACAGCCGCACCAATACCAACTCGCATACCTTGTGTCATGGCTTCATCTAGCCCAGAACCAGCCGCTTGACGGGTCATAGAGCTTGTTAGGAAGCTATATTTGTTCAGCAAAGAATCAAGATTCTCGTCAACAAATGGTTGTAAATTTGTTTTTCTAGATTGCAAGAAAGTAGAAAACTTAACTGGATCAAATGCACCTGTACCAACATCTGTTGCTTCTTTTCGTGCCGTAGCAAAGGTAGCCGCAGCGACATCTTGTTTAATATCTGGTGGCAGAACTTTTGCAATCATTGAAGCCGCACGTTTTGCACCCTCTTGACCAGTAGATTCAGCAGAAACAATCTTGTTAACCAACTTGGAAATATCAGTCTTCAGTTCACCAGAATTTGGGTCTTTAATCATCGTCATTGCCAAATCAGCATCACGCAAAGGAATTACATTTCCTCTCCAGAATGATCTAGCTGTTGTAAAGGCATCTGATACAGATTGATTTGGAGTGAGAGTTTTACCCCAATTTTCAATATCCCGATCCATTGCATCCAACACTTCGTTTAAACGAGTTGTTTCTTTAGCGCCAAACTTATTCTGTGCTTTAGCAACTTGCAAGGCATCAGTCAAACCTTCTCTAGCTTTGCGAATATCGTTAAAAGTGAACTCTGTTGGGCCTTTGATTTCAGGAATAAATGGCTTTCCAGACTCACTAACAATCAATCCCGCCTCTTGTTTGACCTCTTCTTTGCCAAGTTTTGAGCCAAAAGATGACAATTTAGCCTCTAAACTAGGTCTTTCAAGAACCTTGAATAAGTCACCATACTCTGAAATTACATTATTAACAGCCGCTTCAGTCTCACTTGGTCGAATCTTTGAAAGATTATTTTGAGTAGCCAAAGTATCTAACTTTTGGTAAAGAGAGTTACCTTCTTTTGTGGCACTTGAATAGTTTGTTTGAACAGCCTTTGCAATGTTTTCACCAGCCTTACCTGAATATGGAACACCACCAGTTATTGCTGTTTCTACAGTACCACCAGCTTTACTAAGTTCTTGGACGTTTTGCTTTAAACGATCCGCAACACCACCTGCTCGTAAGCGATTTACTGCTTCAGCCGCACGAGTGGCATCATTGCCAGTAAAGTCTCCAAGTAGTTTAGGACTAATTCCTAGAGATGCAGAAGCATCTTTTACTGCTTGAATATTGCTCTTAAAGTCAAAGTTAGTAACCTTCTCTATTGGTCGGCTAATAGCACCAACAACAGCAGTTGCACCACCACTTATCAAGCCACCTTTAATAGCGGCTTCTTGGCGGCTTTCACCTTCTGCAACGGGCTTAGTTATACCTTCCCATAAACCACCAAATAAACCTTGTTTTAAGATTTGGGCAACTTTGCCACCAGCACCAAACCAACCCATAGTAGAGGCGGGGGCAGCAATGATAAGCTCTCCAACAATCTCACCTGCCGCACCCATGACCTTATTGTCGTAAGACAGTCGATCAGGTTGTTTAGCAAGTTGCGCATTGAATTTATCAAGTGTCTCTTGCTTTGTTAAACCAGTCATAGTGCCTAGTTCAAGCACAGATTGCATGATTCCTTCAGCAAGTTCGTTAGCTTTATTAACTTTACCTTTTTGAAAGTCAGTCAGGTATTTCTGTTGCAACTTATCTGCATCAGTTTTATTTTTCCACTCGTCAAACAATCCCATGACTTAACTCCTTAAAGTCTGCCAGCCGCAGTTAAAGCATCAATAGCTTCTTGGCGAGTAGGTTTACCACCATTATGGTCAATAAATAATTTAATCTTTTGCTCTCTTGATAAACCAGTAGAGCTAGATGTTGCTTTGGGAGCAGATGGCGTTGCTTGTTTTGTTGGAGCAGCCATTGGCGGTGCTTCTGTGGTAGGAGGAGTAACACCTACTTCAGTTCTTCCTTGAGACTGTAAAGCGGTCTTTTTAGCACCAAGTTCAGCACTAAGTTTAGACTCTGCTCTCATCAAACCTTCAATTGCACCAATCATTCGAGCTTGGCTTAAATAAGTTGTTGTACTTGCAATTTGATCTGCCGCACGAGTTGCATCGCCTTCAGTTTGTGTGCCTTTTGCCATCAAAAGTAAAGAATTTACACGCTCTGTCAATGCTCGCCTAATTTCATCTTTCTTGACTTGTGCTCCCTGTTCTGGTAATCCAAAAGCAGGTAGAACTGTAGCGCCAAGCAAATCAAGAGTATTTGAAGTGGCGTTATATTTAACTTCACCTGATTTCAATGAACCAAGGAATGATTGTAATTCTGGTGCTGAAAGTTCAAGTTTCTTTAAATTGGCATCAATATCACCAATATCTTTTTGTGAACCAGCAGGTATATTGCCAGTTGTAGCTGTTTGGACAGTAGGTTTAGGAACTCCAATTCCACCTGCCGCTTCAGTCTTAGCCATTGCTTTAAAAGTCTCAGGAAAGGCTTTAGATGGGTCTGTAGCGGGAATAGTAACAGTCTGACCACTAGCTTGGTCAAAGAAACTCCGAGGTTTAGAAAGCATCTGACTAGCCATGTTAGCATTAGATAATTCAGATGCAGTAGGCTCTTCACCTCTTAAATATTTACCTTCAACAGTTTGTAAAATATTGATATAACGCTCATCACCAGTAAGTTTATTTGGCTGAAGTGCTTTGAACGCTTGTGCTTGTTGTAAAGCAATCTTTGATTGAGACTCTTTTAAAGACTTTGCTCTATCAATTAAACCAACTGCAAACTCGGCATCCCCAAGACTTGATGCTTGTTTTGCTGTTGAAACTAAAGAGTTTATGTCTGTCAAATCAAGTTGTTGAAGTAATTGGTTACGCTGAGACATTTTCTTCATCTGAGGGTCTTCTATGCCCATAGCACCCGCAATAGCACCACCAAGCCCTCTAGCACCCGCATAAGTCATTGCCGCACCTGCCGCATCTGGGCTTAATTGGGCTAATCTGATGCCTTCAGCTAAAGCATTTGTTCTTTGTTGCTCACCATACATTTGTGGGGTCATACCAAACAGACCCGCTACGATATTAGTTTCTGCCATGATGATTCCTTAACCATAAATAAGATTGACGTTTGGATACCCAGCTTCTCCTGCCGCAATTTGCGCTGGTGTTAAACCTGCTGTCAAACTTCCTGTGGGAGTGTTGGTAAGTGCGCCTGTCAAAGCCTGTCCAACCAAGGGGTTAGAAGCCGCACCATATAAAGCAGAAGCGTATGGGTTTCTAGTTGCCGCTGCACCCGTAGCCAAATCTACGCTTTGACCCGCACCGAGTAAGCCAAAACGAGCCACATTAGCACCTGCTTGAGCAGATTGTTGAGCAAGGTTTGCACCCATTTGTAAGGGTTGTTGTGCCAAAGTCTCTAAGTTCTGGAATTGTCCCAAAGCAGTCGTATAAGGAGCGTAAGCCGCTTGTTGACCTGAATAATAGTTACCCATAGTCTGTGCGCCCGTACCTAATAGACCCGCACCAAAGGAAACTTGTTGTTGACCATACTGTTGAGCATTAGCCGCCAATTGAGCCTCTTGTTGCGCTCTAGCGTTATACAAAGCCTGTAGTTCAGGAGTTGTAGCACCCAAAGTACCGCCTTGAGCCACCGCCAAACCACCACGACCTTGTTGTTGCAGTTTGTTTTGCAGATTAGCTAATTCTAACTCTCTGCCTGGTTGCAACAAAGCCATCTGTTGATTGAGATAGTTCTGTGCAACTTCTTGAGGATTTTGAGCCAAGTATTGATTACCCAATCCAAAGAGCCTTTGAGCGCCTGTTTGAAGGGGTGCAAACTGAGCCTGTGCGCCTTCAGCTTGTGCCAAACCTTGATTACCCAAAGCAACCAAACGATTCTGTGCTTCCAAAACACCTGGGCTTGCTGTATATCCTGCGCTTATCAACTGACCTGTTACAGGATCAAGTTTGAACTCAGACGTTCCAAAGCGAGTAGTCATCCCTACTGGACGAAATGCCGCAGCTTGTTTGGCGGCAGCAGTCTCAGTATCAATCATTGCCCTAGCTTTATCAGCCGCTTCTTTAGAAGTTTGTTGTTGGAGAAGACCAGCCGCAGTTTGTGCGCCTGTTGTCAATAAACCCGCATATTGAGCCGCAGTTAGACCTAATTTAGCCGCATCAGCAAGTTGTGAGGCAGTAAGTGCCGTTGTCGCAGTAGTTGCCGCATTGCCTGTCAAAAGACCAGTAGTCGCAGTTGCCGCAGTAGTTGCCGCAGCCACATCTGCCGCTGTATATCCTGCTGCCGCTAATTGTGAAGACGTAAAACCAAGACCTGCCGCTTCTGTAGCAGTTAAACCAAGACCTGCGGCCTCTGTAGCCGTAAGAGCAGAAGCTCCTGATCCAAAGATTCCAGAAAGTGCTTCAGGGCCAGCAATACCTAATGCCGCACCCGCCACAAGTGCGGCTTTCACTAAGTCTTTTTTCAGAGTGCTTGAAGATGCACCTTCTGTATAGAAGATAGGCTTTCCAGCTTCTGTGAATTGCACACCAAAACCAGTATTACCATTACCTTCATAAGTACCAGACCAAAGATTACCTTTAGTTCTTTCACCATAACCAGAGACAAGTTTCTCGCCAGTTTCTTTGTTAATCACGCCTAGAAAACTTTTACCAACTTGTGAAATGTCTGTAACACCACTCTTAGCCAAGTCATCAGCCATGTAACGGGCGGCAGTCTCAGGCTTGACATCACCCTTCCAAGTGCCAGTTGTGTTCTGGGCTAGGATTTGTTTTGCTAGTTTATCAACATTAGTAGAGTTGTAGGTAAAAGCACTAATGTTCTTGATAACTCTATCTCTACTGATTCCATAGGCTTGAGCCGCAGAAACAATATCCCGAATAGAAGCATAAGGATCAAGATAGCTTAAATCTTTTAACGCCTTCTGAACTTCGGCATCTGTATACGTCTTTACTTGGTTGGTCAATGATAAGTTCTGACCTTGAGTAAGTAAACCTGTATTTGTTGTCGGAGTTACTACAGTCGGAGTAGTAATTACTGGCGTAGTAACAGTAGTTCCTCCTGAACCCAATGCAGAATAAGCCGCATTGATTTGATCTGGAGTTAGTCCATAGGTGCTTTGGGCATAAGCAGTCAAAGCCTCTCTTGACGTGCCTGGTCTTGCCGCCAACTCAGCCGCTAGAGCCGCATTGATTTCTGCTTGTGTAGCCATGATATTTTCCTTTATGCGCCAGTATTTCTAGCCGCTTCAGCCGCAGCCTGTGCCGCCTGATAAGCCGCAATAACTTCCGCAGTCCAAACTGTATTGCAGATAGCAACAACATTAGCGGGAACGCCAGTTAGGTCTTGTGCGGGTGTGAGGCTTGAACGATGAAACTTCTTACTGATTTCAACATCATCCTCAAGGATTCGTGTTGCCTCACGATAGAGAACAACACCATCCTCATTTACTGTAATTTGGTCAACAGTTGTGGTTTTGGTTAAAGACATTTTGATTTCCTTTTAAGTTAAGTGTCCGACTAGCAAATCCATGTTAGTTATACAAAATAAAATCCATTTAATTCAACTAAAGTTGAGTTTTGAAAAATAGGAGAGCTTGTACTGTCACTAGCAGCGGCAGCAGTCCTTGAACGCAAAAGAGCTGTTGTGCTACCTACAGTAAAATTTAAAGAAACAATGTTTGTTGCAGATGTTTCAACTCTTGCAGAATTTACAAAGTTTGATGTTGTTGCTGTTGCAAAAGGAAATCCCGTTATTTGGACAGTAGAACCAGTACCAATTAAAAGTATTTGAATATAAGCTGTTACATGAACAACCCTACCAATTTTTGTATATGTTGCTTGTTGTGCTGTATAAGTAGCAGTCCCACCAACACTAGGTGTCCAAGTACCTTCTTCATAGTCGTCAAGCGTATTAGCGTCTGATGATGCTACTTGAGTTGCGGGGAATGTGATGCCACCAGCATCTGCTGGAATGCGGAGTCTCTCTGTGCCGTTAGTTTGAAACCTTAAAGGTGCATTGCTTTCTGAACCAATTGTCATATCAGAAGAACGGGCAAAAATAACACCATGAAATGTTGAATCGGTGTACAAAGAAATTCTGGCGTCTACGGCACTTGCGCCAATAACACTTAACTGACCACGGGATGCTGTATTAGCCCCAGAAACTGTTAATTTGTTAAGAGGTGTAGTTACTCCAATTCCAACATTACCCGTGTTGTAGTAAATGTCAGAACCAGTAGTTGTCCATTGGCTTGAGCCACTTACTGTTGCCCAAGAAGTATTTGTTCCATCAGTAGTCAAATACTTACCAGAATTGCTTGTTTGGCTAGGTGCTAAAGCATTAAAAGCAGCAGTAGCAGTAGTTTGTCCTGAACCACCATTTGCGATAGGCAAAGTGCCAGTAACACCTGTGCTTAAAGGCAAGCCTGTAGCGTTAGTTAGAGTAGCACTTGCGGGAGTCCCCAATACGGGAGCAACAAGAGTCAATGCTGTGCCATTAGTTGTAGCACCCGTAATGCCACCAAATGCACCCGCATTGTTGTATTGAACTTGAGTTGTAGAGCCGCCAGGAGTTCCACCGCCACCGCCAGATGCGGCAATCGTAATAGCACCTGCACTATTGGTAATCGTGACGTTTGAACCAGCGGTTAAAGTTGCTTTGGTTAATGTGTTGCCAGTAGAGTTACCAATCAACAACTGACCATCTGTGTAAGAAGTTTGGCCTGTACCACCATTGGCAACAGGAAGTGTTCCAGTTACGCCAGTAGATAAAGGCAAGCCAGTTGCGTTTGTCAATGTGGCACTTGTGGGTGTACCCAAAATAGGAGTTACAAGTGTTGGACTTGTTGACAACACATTGTTTCCTGATCCTGTGGAAGTGGTTACGCCAGTACCGCCATTCAGAACTGGAAGCGTACCTGTCACACCTGTTGACAATGGCAAGCCTGTCAAGTTGGTTGCAACGCCACTAGCGGGTGTACCCAAAGCGGGAGTGACCAATGTTGGTGAGGTAGCAAAGACCAAGGCCCCTGTGCCTGTCTCATCAGAAACAGCCGCAAGCAAGTTAGCACTTGATGGAGTACTTAGAAAGGTTGCCACGCCTGTTCCAAGACCCGAAACACCTGTACTGATAGGCAAGCCTGTAGCGTTGGTTAGAGTGGCACTAGCGGGTGTTCCTAGAGCTGGAGTCACTAGAGTTGGAGATGTCGCAAATACTGCTGATCCTGTACCTGTTTCGTCTGTCAAAGCAGCAAGCAAGTTAGCAGAAGAGGGCGTAGCCAAGAATGTCGCTACACCAGTACCAAGACCTGAAACACCTGTTGAGATCGGCAGACCAGTTAGGTTTGTAGCAGTCCCAGAAGCAGGAGTTCCCAAAGCGGGAGTCACTAGAGTAGGACTGTTTGACAGAACAACTGAGCCTGTACCAGTAGATGAAGTTACACCAGTACCACCATTAGCGACAGGTAGAGTGCCAGTAATGTCAGAGGTAGAAAGGCTTACTGCATCCCAAGAAGCATTAGTGCCATCAGTTTGTAGATACTTGTTTGCATTACCTGTTTGACTAGGCAAAAGGTTGTTTAAAGCACCAGCCGCTGTAGAAGCACCTGTACCGCCATCAGCAACCGCTAGATCAGTGATGCCAGTAATTGAACCTCCAGTAATGGCGGCAGAAGAGTTATCTGTTTTAGTCGCAATAGCCGTAGCAATGTTGTTGTATTCAGTATCAATCTCAGTTCCTTTAACAATCTTTAAAGGATTGCCTGGCGAGAGATTATCTTTGGTTGCAAAGTTAGTGGTTTTTGTGTAGTTACTCATGGTTTACCTCTTAGCCTAATTTGCCATCTTTGGCTTGAATTTCAATCTTTTGAAGAGACAACGCAACATTATTGATTGTTGTCTCATACCCTGTTTGAACAATCTTTCCCGCACCAGACCCATTGGCTCTCAATGTTTTAATTGGTACGCCAGATGTATACTCAGCAATGCCATATTCAGCAGTTCCATATTCATAACTTGCTTGACTAGGGATATAGATGTTTTGTGCTTGATAAGCACCTGAGTAATCAAAGCCCCACTTGATCGTTAAATATTGGTTTGAACCACCAATCACAATGGCTGAAATTGTCTTCAGAATAGAAATTTGATTTGGATTTCCCAAGTCAGCATTGTTTGTGTAATATGCAAATCGATATGTCGATGTGTCATCTAAATAACCCGTATATTTACCAATATAGCCAGTTTTACCAATGTACAAGTCACCATTTCTGAGTGACCGCAAAGATGTCGGTGCAATAGAGTCCCACTTCGTTACACGGGAAGCCCCATCTTGCAAAGATTGCTTGGTATCAAAACAATAAACTTGTGCAGTAGTCGGTAAAACAAGCAGATAAAAGGCTTCTTTTTCTGAGTAAACAGACTTCAGATTAGCCATTGTTTCGCTCACCAAAGACGAATTTAAGTCAAAACGAATATTCTTGGACAAGTCTCTTAGGGGTGCAGACTTCTCTTGAATAGTTCTCATCAATGAACGAACACCTGAGTCAGACAAGAAAATTACATCAGAACCAACACTTTGGATGGTATCTCTAGCCAAACATCCAATTGAGCCTACTGTATCGCTTAGAACCAAAGATGCGGGTGTGGAAGCACCAGAATAAACAAGAATCTGCCTCTTACCAAAGATAAACAAGAAATCATTGTGAGCTGCCAAGCCCATTACTTCATCAGCACCATTAGGCCAGACACGAGAAACATCGAGTGAGCCAGAAGTGCCACCAGACCATACATGACCCGCAATCAAATCAGAGAATGTAATGGTTACTTTGTCTGTTGAGGTGTTAGCCACCCACAGACGACCAAAAGCTGAGATGCAAATATTGGCTTGAGGGACTGTTGCTACATAACCTGACTTCTCGGAAACTCTGCGATAAGTAGTTGTACTTACTGCGGGGTCATAAATCAGAGGATCGTGACCTGTTTGGAAGAAGTAGGCAATGCCATTCAAAGAAGCAGTTTGCCAGTTAGATGCAGTAATAGTGGGAGCAGTTCCACCACCACCATAGGTTAACTCAGTCACCGCATTAGAAGTACCAAGTTTAAATATCTTGTTGTTTCCTGCGAACAAAACAGTCAAAGTGCCATCGGTCTGGACTAACTCATGGATCACGCCAACATCATTAGCACCAAGGTTTCCAGATGAAGAGTTAACCCTTGTCCAACCTTTTCTAGCACCGATCCGTCCGTATTGATCCAAGATGCAGTTAGTCGCAACCAAAGCAAATCCCGCCCCTAAATCAAGGGGAGAATCTTCAGTATTCAGGCCGTAAAAGCCTGGTGCTGAGAGACTGTAACTTTGAAGTTGTTTTGACATTAGACGGGTTCAAAGTTATCTTCGATATAACGAGTGCTTTCCAATGCAATCGCATCAGAGAGCATTCCCCTAAAGAGTGCATAGGCTTCGGAAGATGCAGTTCCTCCATCCTCACCACGCTCAATCAAGGCACGAGCATAAGCACTCTGAGTCACCAAATAGTCTAAAACCTTGACAGATGTTGAATCTGATGACAGAGTTGCTTGTGGAACAACCAAATCAAACAAGATGGTGTAAACACCATCAGGAACAGGAAATAACTCTACTTTGGTATCACCACTAGCATCTACACCACTAAAGGTAAATTCTGAAGGAATAGAAGTTGCGGGTGTAGCAAAGTTCAATTTGCGGTTCATATCCACAAAAGAGATGTTTTTCAACCCAATAACGCTTGTTGAGTTGATAGCATCAGAAACTTGGAACTTTTGACCCGCACCTGTCAAAGAATAAGAATGTGTATTGGCAACAGTTGTAATTGTGATTGTTGTACTTAAAACATTCCAGTTGTAAGCATCCTCAATCTGACGTTTTGCATCATTGACAAACTTGCCAATCAAAGAAGAATAAGTTGTTTCGCCAACAGTTGTGACTGAACTCTCACGTAAGCGAACTAACACATCGTTAACAAGTTCTAAGTAGGTCATGTTCGTTGCGCTCCTTGAACCTCAAATGTGGCAATAAAACTAAAGGTACTTGCCGCTTCAGTTGTAATTTGAATCCTATCGCCTTCTTCTAAAACAATATAAGCCGCACCATCGAATTGAAGGTACTGTTTAGAAGTAAAGTTGTAAGCAGTAAGAATATCTAAAGTCGTTGCTGCACTTGCGTCATACCATTGGACTGTGATGTGCTTTGTCGATCCACCAGTATTGTGGATGTACATGACAGTAAATTTGGCGTAGTAACCCGTTGGAACTGTGTAAACAGTCGTCAGCGTATTGGCTGTAGGGCTAACTCCAACAGATACAGGTCTCACTTCTTATTCCTCTTAGAGATCGCTTTAGCCTTCGCTTTAGCGTCTTCCTTGGACGATGCGCCCCAAGCTCTAAGAGATAGAAGGAGTCGGGTAGGCTTCCCATCTTTCATCTCAGCGCCAGGCATATTGCCCATTCGTGCTAAAAAGGATGCCCTACGAGGGTTATCTCCCGACTTTACTGGTGGTTTTAGATTACCACCCGTTTCTGCATTATACGATGCCCTACCTTTGGCATTCAAGCCCCCCTTGGGGTTTTTTCCTTCTTTTGTTTGCCAAGCAGGACTTTTCATATCTACCTCATCTAAATTTTGCTGTTTTCTTCGCAATTGCTTTAGGTTGCTTAACGAACTGTTTACCCGCTTTTGTGCCTTCACGTTTGGCTTTGGTGGTTGCCGCATACTCTTGAGGACTCAAAGACTTGATTGCCGCCTCTGGTAAATACCTCTCGCCTGTCTGTGAAGATGGTTTACCAGACTTGGTTCTCCACTTCTGGGCAGACCAATCTTTCAAGGACTGTTGAGGGTTTTTCATGTCTTGTATCCACCACCATTGGCTTTGTACTCTTTGGCTAACAATTGGGCTTTTCTAGCAGACCATTCGCCAGGATCACCACCCTTAGTCCCCGCCTTGATCTTCTCAAACAAAGCCTTCCTCATGGTAGGTTTGGTATAAACCTTTGCTTGATTGACCTTGGATTTCATTTCTTCTTCTTCATAGGTTTGCTCATGCCAGCCTCTGATAAAGCAATGGCAATGGCTTGTTTACGAGAAGTAACGGCAGGGCCTTTTTTAGAGCCAGAGTGCAGTTTACCCGCACCATACTCTTTCATTACTTTGCTGATTTTGGCTTCTGCTTTTTTCATTTGCCACGACCTGCTTTTTTCATCATGTTAGTAGCGGTGCGACCACCACGCTCAGGCATTGGGCGAGTCTTAGGCTTACCAATAGCAATCATTATTGCCAATGGCATACCTTTAGGCTTCTTCATTTCTTTAGGCTTTGTCATTTTCATGGTTTTTCCTTCGTAATAGGCCCGCCAGCTT